TCTAAATTTCTATCGTACATAGTTTTTAACACCATATTATCATTATGTTTAGAACAAGGAATACAAAGTTGAACCGGTGTTGATCCTAGGTTACCAACATAAGTTATTTCTTTATCATATGTAGATGGTTTTTTACATACAAAACAATTAAATTTAAGTTGTGGCATTACATATCCTTTATTTTATTCTTTAGTGTCATCTTGTACTTTGTTATATTATATGATAAGAAAGGTTTATATCTTATCATTCTGTCACACAGTTTAGGCCATAATACTTTTTCATTTATATCTTTGTTTAATCTTTTTGAAAACTTTAATATGTCATCTAATACTGCAAACGTTTCAAAGTTTATCTTTTTAGACAAAACAAATTTAAGTATCGGTGGGTGTTGACCATCTTTAGATGTAAACAAATCATCAAAACTTAATTTATTTGTTATCTTATTTAGTATATAATCAATATCTTGTTCATAATAATAATGCAATGCTTCTATTTTCTTTGACCAAAGTTTATATGTTTCATCACCTGTTCTACCAATAACGTCACCAATCCATAAATTAGTATTAGAAACAAAATTACTAATAAAGTAATTAACAATATCAGTGTTATCATAAGCTCGAGAAAGTTTGTGAAAAAAATATCTATCCCTTCTTTTAGTGAAAGTTTCCAATTTCGCTTTTGTTCGACCAGCGTGTTTATGATAGTCGTAACTTTGGTTCTTACTTGTAAAATGAAGTTTGATTGCCAGATAGATTTTATATACTTCAAAACCATTCACTTTTAACTTTTTTCACTCATTATATTTTTTCCTTAATTAGAACGGTAGTTTTGATGACTTCTCCTTTAACATATTAAGACCTTGTGCCTCATATGTTATTTTTTCTTTTAATGTTTTATTTATCATTGATCTTGTATTACTAGGATCAATATCATTTTTTTTACAATACTCTAATATTGCGTCTATATAACTAATTTTCAAATCTTTAACCATGTTTTCTATAATTAAAGAAAAATTACTTGGAGTTAAAATATTACTCATTATTTTTTACTTTCATTTATATTAATTTAATCATAGTACGCTTCACTCATTAGTGTAATATCATACTTATCTATTAGTTTTAAAGCTAAGCCAATCTTACCTTTATCTCTACATCTTTTAATTAAAAATAATACTCTTATTAATTTATCTTGATTTAATTTCATTTTTTATCAATTTTTTTAAAAATTTAATTCTATGTTTATTACCATCTATTGTAGTGTGCATCCACCCACAATCGTGAGGTTCAATTTGTTTTTTAAACCACTTGTTTGTATTCTCTAAAGCCTTAATCTCATTTAAATCTTCTATTGTTTTACTACTCATATTACTATCTCCATGTTATGTTATACCTTTAACTTTCTTCCACATCTTATGCAAGAAGTAAAACCATACTCCATTAATAGATGGTTCGACCAGTGCTACTAGTCCTGCTTCAAACAGACTTGCACCTGTCATCAAGTACACAACATTTATAGCAATCAGTATATGCCCTATTGTGTATGTTATTGCTAGACCAAAACTTGATCCTGTTACTAGTTGTTTAAATGCTCCTTGTATGCCTCTTGTAAATTCTGTCATTTTAAATGTAAATTTTTATATTTTATTTCCCAAAATTTCTTAACTTTTTCTTTTTTTTTAATTGGTTTTTCTATTACTTTATAATAGAACCAAAAGTATAGAACTGATCCTATTGATCCAATTAGTAACATTAATATTCCATCTTTAAATGTCATTTTTTTCTGCCTTTTTTAATAACTTTAAAGAAACATTATGCCAAAACTTCTTTGCCCAATCTGATTTAGCATTATTATATGCTTTTTTAGCATTATATATTTGTCTGGTTCCTTTAGTATTGTATATTCTTTTTATATCTTCACTGGTTAATGACATATTACTATTATACTATAATGCTTGTTTATTGTCAAGCGTTTACGATAGTTTTTCTGTTGCAAGGAAAACTATCAAACCCCTAGCAGACTATGCTGCTAATGAGAAACTATTAAAGTTTTCATTTATTGTATAACAGTACGGTGTTAGCGATTAATCTCCTAGAAGTTTTACCTAATGGTCGATTCTAGTTCCACCCCTTTAAAGCACATTTAAAGATAGCGTAACAGCTCTATGTGCTTTAAAATGGTGGAGTGGCTGGGTATTGCACCCAGGTCCCTACTAGCTATTGTCTTCTAATCAACGACTAATTCTTTTAAGATTCTATCTTTTCTGATACATCTATGTAATCATACAGTACAGCCAATACACATTTTTCACTTTGACCAGGTGTTTCAATTGTTCTTATAATGTGACCTTGTATTTCTTTTGAAGCATAAGTCATTTCTGCATATACAATATCACCTTTTGGGCTTCCATCTATTCTACCAAATGCAATTGCTACTTCAACATAATTGCCTCTCTTTAAAAGATCGTTTACCTCATCAATAGGACCACAGAATGTTGGCATTTGTAAAATGTTCCATGGATAATTTAATAGGACTTTTGGTCCTGCTTGTGCGTTTACAAAAAATATTATAAAATAAAGTCCACATATTATTTTTACTATCTTGTTCATGTGTTGTTTTTCCTTCCGTTTTAGTACTTCGGTTCTCACCAGGTGTACAATAGGGTTCAAATACCTTGTTCATTAAATTTGAAACTTCTTATGAAATTCCTCTATAGCTGGTTTTAGTAGAGGTAAGTAGTCCTTTTTATCTTTTACAAATGTTTGTGTTGAACCTTCTTCAGTTACAATCAATATAACAATTTGATCTATTGATTTACCATATCGTTCTTCAAACATTTCACAATAGGCAGAAGTCTGAATAAAATAGTTCTCTACCCATTCTTCTTTTTTATCTTTAGTAGATGTTTTAAAATCTATTACTGATAACTTACCATCATATTCTGCAATACAATCAACTCTACCTGCAACTCCCCATTTATCACTGAATAAAGCACCTTCTTGCATTACTATATTATTTATCTTATCTAGTTCACTTTTTAGAATGGTAAACAGCGCTGTAGGTAATACTGCTTGTTGCGTTAGTTCTTCGTTGTTAAGGTAGTTTTCTGTCAGTGTATGTACGGCTGTGCCTCTTTTAGCTGCATTCCTCATTATAGTATTCGCAACTTGCTCACCTACTGATTGACGCCATCTGGCGATACCTTCATTACCTCTTGCCGATAATACAGTTGTTATCGAGGGTAGTTTTTCACCATTAGGTAAAACATAAAATCTTTTACCCTTTATGGTTTCTGTTTGTAATTCTGCCTGTTTCTCTACTGGTTTATGAGTAAAGCTTTTAGGTTTATGGTTCTTTTTAAAGTATTCATTTAATTTATTCATTATATAATTATATCACTATTATAGTGAAATGTAAAGCACTATGTTCCCTTTTTAGCGTACATATCAATTATCTCTGCTTGTGTGGCATTTCCAAGAGTTCAGTTGGGATTATAGTCAACATATTGAGTCTTACCGCTTTCATCACGGAATGCTCTTAATGTTTGTTTTCTATTATCTGTTGGACCTTTGTATGAACAATGAATCCAACCGCTATTAGGTTCTTCTGGATTATGAAATTCCAATATTAGCTGATCATAGTCTAAATTTTTAATAATCCATACTGCTAATTCAGCATTTGGCACTCCAAAGATTTCAAAATCAGCGGCTTGGCCTTTAGTGTGCTGTGAATTTATTGATGATCCTATTGCTAAACACAATTCAGGACCTCTAAAGCCACTTGAAATAGTTACAGGTGTAGCATAATGATCTCGAACAGGTTGAAGTATATTCTCACATAACTTTTGTAAGTTCGTAATTTGATCGTCATTAGGATTATTATTAAGTCCTTTACGTTCAGCGGTTTGACTTGCAGTAATCTCTTTTAAACTAAAATTTTTGCTTAATTTCATTTGATATCCTTCTAAGATGATTGATAATTTTTGTTAACCACGAGTAATAGCAATGATTTTCTTTAATTGTGCTTCAATTACTTGTGCTCTATTTGGCCAGTGAATATAGGCCTCTGGTGATTTTGCTAATTTAATTAGTAGAGGTATTATAAGTTTTTCTAATTGTTTAAAGTCTTCTTTGTATTCTTTACCAAGATTGTCTTTTCTCAAATCGTACTCATCATCCATTTGCTTCTTAGCAATTTCTAATTCTGTTTCGTTCTTGGCAACAACTGTTTCTTTAGTTTCATTCGTTGCTCTCAATAATTTATCTAGTTTACTTTCTAGTCTATTGATAATCTCACTAGATACAACTTTTCCCACACCATCAGCTGTCGCCTTGACAACTTCTTTTGTAGCGTCTGACTCTGCCTTACTTTCTGTTGCTGGTTTCTGTTTAACTGAGGTAAAACCCCAATCTCCGTCAGCATCAAATCCGTCTAAAAAATCAAAATCTGCCATACTAGTATTTATACATTCTTCCCTTGTTTCTTACGTCTATGTTTGTGTATTATCTTGTCAATTTGTGTGTCTTTTACTGTTCTTTTACGATATTGTGCCGCTAAATTACTTGCTGGGTGTGCTTCAGATACTTTCGATAGCACTTCTTTCCAACCACTATCAGCTTTACCATCTAATGTTCCTACACCTGATACTATGTTCATTCTTGTAGGTGGTAATAGTATAATATGTTTTTGTTTAATAAACTCTTCCATTTCTGAAATAGTCATTAAGTCTGTATATTCTTTTTTAGTTTTTTTATTGTAAAAATTATAAGTTGGCATTATTTATTCCCTCACTATACCATTCAGGTATACTTGTTTTCCATGTAGCAAAATCTTTCTTGTATTTAACATAGTAATCTCTATAAGCAGTAATACTATCTTTATTCTTTACATCATCAGGCATTGCTTGTGTGGGTTGATTAAAAGGAATATTTAGGGGAATATTTTTAGGGGGGTTTCTTAACAAATCTTTTAATACAACATATGATTTATGATCTTTACCGTATCTTATATTAAATTCTTTATGTAGATGAGACCACATCTGATACAGCCATTGATAATTGTAAGCATTGTTTCTAACCCATACTGCACTAGGGTGATGTAAATGACACGCCTTGTAAACAGTTGCTTCTTCGTTAGTATTTTCTAGTTTAAATCTGGTTACTTTTCTACCTGTCTTTGATTTAGCAATATACTTGATACCATCAAGCATTCTATGAGCAGTTGACATTAACTGAGCATACTCAATAAGCATTTTAACAACGTGTTTGTCTAGATGCATTTCAGCACAAACTTTTGGGTCTTTGTCTAGGTAAAATATATTCATTATATTATTAATTTAGTATTAATGGACCAAATAGAATTAAGATTAACATTATTGGCACAACTACTGTCATTGGCCAGAAATCTAGTAAATCTAATATTTCATTTTCTAATATTATTTTTTTTGTTTTTCTTTTCATATAAGTTTTATCAGTATGATTACTTGAAGACACAATATCGCAATAGGAACTATCGTTCTGATTAATTCCATTGTGTGATTGTATTCATCTAATTTTCTTTCAAACTTGTTTCTTTTTGTTTTCATAGTATATTATAACACATTTAATCTGTTTTGTCAACCTTATACATTGTATATTTTAGTGTAAGTTCTTCGTCTTTTTTAACTTCTTTTATAGTTTTAAGATGCCATCTATATATTTTAACTTCTACTCTTTCACAATTTGGATCTTCTGAATGATTAACATGACCACCAACAGGAGTTCTAATAATCTCACGTTTTTTAATATTATACATATTCTCTAATACTAAATGCATCATACCTAGATCTGTATTTTTAGGAATATCTTTAACTGCAAATAATCCTAAGCCATGAATAGGGCTTGATTTAATTGTAACTGATTCTGGTAAAGGTTTATAATTCATTTTTTTTCTCTAGTGTTCTTATTTCACCAATCACTCTTATAACTCTTGTGTCATAATCTTTTGTAGTAGAAAATTTATCAAGTGTTTTAATTAATTCAATTGGGTCTTTAGTTTTTTTTCTTAATTGTCTAAATTCTTTATAAGCATTATGATTGTTTAATAAATCAACATAATATTTTACACTATTACATTTACTAGTAAAAACTTTTACACCCCAACCAGGCCATTTTTTAACACCAATTAGTAATAAGTGTGGTGAATCTTTTGACCAAGTTCTAATGCCAAATAAGTTATTGCCTTCTGTTGCAAATCTACTTGTACCCCAACCAGACTCTAACGCAGCCTGACCTATAATCATTTCATAAGGTACTCTTAAATTTTTAGGTGTAGTGAAGTTTATATAGTTAATACACTTATGCATTACTTTTACAAATTCAATATCAGTAGCATAAATAAAATCAGGTTCTTGTAAATCCATTTTTTTAATTCTACTTACATAAACTGCATCTATTTTGTTTGAAATTTTTACAACTGTTTTTTGATTTGGATAGTATGTACCGACAGCAAATAAACTTAAACCAAAAACGATTAAAGCAAAAACTATCTTAGCATAAAACCAAGTTATATCTAGTATATGTTCTTTTTCTTTTTTATTAGGCATATTAATTTCCATTTAATTTTTTAATAGAGTCTTCTATCTCAAAAATTTGATCATCTAAAAAATCTAATTTTTCTTGTGATATAGTAAACTCTTTCTCACTATTTAAATCTTCAAGCTCTTTTTCTAAAAGACTAATATTAGTAGTATTAGGTGTAGTAATTGTGTTTGAGTAGTTAGGCAATATTACC